ACGGTCGGTACACCCTGTTAGAAGTCCACGCAGAGCTTCTTTTTGATGAGTTGGATGGGGAAGCATATGATGACGCTCCGCAAGTAGCCAAGCCGTATGTGGTGACTATTGAGGAAGGTACCGGAGAGGTGTTGGGTGTCCGCAGAAACTGGAGCCCTGATGACCCACTTACTCGCCCCTTGCAGTATTTTGTGCATTATGCCTACGTGCCGGGTTTTGGTTTTTACGGGTTGGGGCTAATCCACATTATTGGCGGGTATTCCCGTGCTGGCACTTCTCTTATACGACAGCTTGTAGACGCGGGGACACTGGCCAACCTGCCGGGCGGTTTGAAGAGCCGTGGACTACGTATAAAAGGTGACGACACGCCGATAGCCCCGGGCGAATACCGTGATGTGGATGTGCCAAGCGGCAGCATCCGAGACAACATCATGCCCCTACCCTACAAAGAGCCTAGCCAAACACTATTTGCTCTTTTAAAGGAGGTCACCGAAGAAGGCCGCAGGTTGGGCGCAATTAGCGACATGAATATATCTGACATGAGTTCCAATGCTCCTGTCGGTACCACTCTGGCGCTGCTTGAACGCACTCTGAAGCCCATGACAGCGGTGCAGGCCCGCGTCCACTACTCGATGAAGCAGGAGTTCAAACTTCTTAAGAAGATCATCGCCGACTACGCGCCTGAAGAATACGGTTACGTACCGTACCGTGGGGAGCCACGAGCCCGCAAAGCGGATTACGCGCTGGTTGAAGTTATACCAGTCAGTGACCCTAACAACAGCACTATGGCTCAGCGGGTCGTGCAGTACCAGACAGCGTTCCAGATGGCGCAGGCCGCGCCACAGATTTATGACCTGCCTCAGTTACACCGCCAGATGCTGGAAGTGCTGGGTATTAAGGACGCCGACAAGCTGGTACCAACGACCGACGACATTGAGCCTGTGGACCCTGTCAGTGAAAACATGAATGTGCTGGTAGGCAAGCCTATCAAAGCCTTTATCTACCAAGACCATGACGCGCACATACAGACTCACCAAGCCTTTATGCAGGACCCGCAGATTGCAGCGGCTATCGGACAAAACCCAGCGGCTAACCAGATCATGGCGGCCCTGCAGGCCCACATTGCAGAGCATGTAGCGTTCAGCTACCGCGCGCAGATGGAGCAGAAACTGGGTGCGGCCTTGCCTGCCCCCAACGAGAAGCTGCCTGAAGACATTGAAGTGTTGCTCGCCCAAACCATGGCGCAAGCCGGAGCGCAGCTCACTCAACAGAAACAGGCGCAGGCGGCGCAGCAGCAGATCGCCCAACAGATGCAGGACCCTGTTGTGCAGCAGCGTGAGAAGGAGTTGGCTATTAAGCAGGCTGAAGTACAGCGCAAGGCTCAGAAGGATCAGGCCGAGCTTGCTATTGACGCCCAGCGTCTGGCTTTGGACCGCGAGAAAGAGGTCAACGATACCGCGCTTGAGGCACAACGTATAGCCAGCCAGACCCAGCAAGGTATGGCTAAAGCGCAGACCGACCGCGCTAAAACCATAATCGAACTTATTAAAGACGAACAGCAACAGAACCGCGAGGGGTAACCGTGGCAAAAACCGTTTTTGACGTGCTTGAAGAAAAAGTTGGCGAACACCTTGCTAGGCAGAAAACCGCCTTGCATTTGGGTACTGCCAAAGATTTTGCAAACTACCGAGAGATGTGTGGGGTTGTTCGAGGTCTCAACCTTGCATTGATGGAAATAGCAGACCTTTCGCGAAACTACGAGGAAATTGAAGATGAGTGAAGAAGCCGCACTAACGGCGCTGGAGCTGAAACGCCGGGAGAAGATTGAGGAGCAGACCAAGAAGGAGGCTGTTTTGGAATCTCAAATCCCGGTTCCCGTGGGCTACCAACTACTGATCGCACTACCCGACGCAGAAGAGACTTTCGGCGAGAGTGGTCTAGTTAAGGCTAGTGAAACCCTACGAAACGAGCAAATCCTGTCTATGGTGGGGGTTGTTCTCGATATGGGTGAAGACGCTTACGGCGACCCAGACCGCTACCCACGTGGGCCTTGGTGTAAACGGGGTGATTACGTGCTGTTCAGGGCCAACACAGGTACGCGATTCCGTGTCGGCAAACAAGAATACCGTCTTATGAACGACGATTCTATCCAAGCTATTGTTGATGATCCGAGCAAAGTCGCTCGTGCGTGAGGAATAAACTATGCCAATGCAACAAGTTGAATTTGAGTTTCCGGAACCGGATGAAAACGCCGAGAAGGAAGTGGTACTGGAAGACGGTTTTGAAAAAAACCTGAAGATCGCCGATGCAGTAGGTCGCGAGACACTGGGAGAAAAACCCAAAACCCCTAAAGAGTCCGAAACAGGAACGGAACATGCGGCGGATGACATCGAGATTGAAGTAGTAGACGACACACCCCCGGAAGATAGGGGCCGCACGCCGTCAGAACCCCCCAAAGATGTTACGGCTGACGAGCTAAAGGATTATTCCGAGAAGGTTCAGCAGCGTATCAAGCACTTCAGCAAGGGGTACCACGACGAACGTAGGGCCAAGGAACAAGCCTTGCGGGAGCGGGAAGCTTTAGAGCAGTACACTAAACAACTTATTGAAGAGAACAGGACACTTAAGGGCAATTACGACCAGTCTCAGACAGTTTTGCTAAGCCAAGCTAAGAAAACTGTGGAAAGCCAGCTTGCTATGGCTAAGAAGCAGTATCGCGAGGCATACGAGGCCGGAGACCCAGACGCGATTGTCGAAGCGCAGACTGCGCTTAACGACGCCCAAATCCGCATGGATCGGCTAAGTTCCTATAAACCCAAGGAAAGTTCAGCCGATAGCTCTTTACAGAAACCTACTCCTGTAGTACAACAGGAGCAACCTGCGCAAGCTCAAAACACGCAAGTGTTGCGCGACGAAAAAGCCGAACAGTGGCGTGACGACAACCCATGGTTTGGCTCTGACGACGAAATGACCGCATTTGCACTGGGCTTGCACAATAAATTGGTTAACGAGGGTGTTAGCCCTCAATCAGACACTTACTACGAGCGTATCAATTCTCGTATGCGACAAGTGTTTCCCGATCAGTTTGATGACGGGGTAGACGACACACCGGAAACTGTTGGAAAAAAGCAAAGCCAAGTTGTTGCACCAGTAACTCGAAGCACTGCCCCCAAAAAGGTACGGCTGTCGAAATCACAACTAGCTATCGCTAAACGACTTAACGTGTCTCCGGAAGAATACGCCAAACAGGTTGCACTACTAGAGAGGAAACAAAATGGCTAACAATCGAACTAACCGAGAGTTGGAAACCCGCGAAAAGACTGAGCGGAAAAAGTCATGGCAGCGTCCGGAGGTACTACCTACCCCCAACAAAGGTGACGGCTATGATTACCGCTGGATTCGGGTAGCAATTCAAGGCCAAGACGACCCCACCAATGTTTCCTTAAAACTTCGTGAAGGTTGGGAGCCCGTAAAGGCTTCAGAGCACCCAGAAATGTTCCTTGCTAGCGTCGAAAACGCCCGCTTTAAGGATAATGTGGTTATGGGTGGGCTGATGCTTTGTCGAGCACCGTCAGAACTGCTTGCTGAGCGAGAAGAGCACTTTAAGGCTCAAACTGCTGCGCAGATGGAGTCTGTCGACAACAACCTGATGCGACAGAACGACCCGCGTATGCCCCTGTTCCATAACAGGAAATCGCAGGTTAGTTTCGGTAAAGGCTAATTTTTAGGAGTCTATCATGGCATCTACTGCATCACCGTACGGGTTTAAACCCGTCAATCTGATTGGGGGTCAGCCTTATGCTGGTTCTACCCGTCAGATAAAGATCGCATCTGGCTATGCCTCCAACATCTTCAATGGTTCTGTTGTATCCATTGTAGCTGGCGGCACTGTCGAGATGGTGACTACCAACGGCGATGATTCTACCGGTTTCCCGGCTGGAACTGTCGGCGTATTTGTAGGTTGTTCCTACACCGACCCCAACACTAAGCAAAAGCTGTTTTCACAGTACTGGCCTTCTGGCACTGTGGCTTCTGATGCTGTTGCTTATGTTGTGGATGATCCTGATTGTCTGTTCCAAGTGCAGGCTGATGGTGCTGTAACGCAAGCTGATTTGGGGCAAAACACCCACCTCGCGGCAGTTCAGTCCACTAGCACCGGTAGCACCACTACAGGTAATTCTAACACTGCAGTAACTGCTACTACTGGCACAACTTCTGGTTGGGCGTTCCGAATTGTCGACTTTGTTGATGGTCCGGACTCCACTGTGGGCGATGCGTACACCGATCTGATTGTTAAGTTCAATCCGGATTCGCATTCTTACACTAACAAGACCGGTATTTAAGGAGCGATAAGACATGGCTATTTCACGTGCTCAATTGCTCAAGGAACTCTTGCCGGGTCTTAACGCCCTGTTCGGACTTGAGTATGCAAAATACGGCGAAGAACACGCAGAGATTTACGAAACTGAATCTTCTGAGCGTTCTTTCGAGGAAGAAACCAAGCTGTCTGGCTTTGGCGCTGCCCCTACTAAGGGTGAAGGTGCCGCAATTGCGTATGACAATGCGCAGGAAGCATGGACTGCTCGGTACAACCACGAGGTCATCGCTATGGGCTTTTCTTTGACCGAGGAAGCCATTGAAGATAACCTTTACGACTCTCTGTCGACTCGCTATACCAAGGCGCTGGCCCGTGCTATGGCTTATACCAAGCAGGTTAAGGCTGCTGCTATCCTGAACAACGCGTTCGATAGCAACTTCACTTACGGCGACGGTAAAGAGCTGTGTGCTACTGACCACCCGCTGGTCTCTGGCGGTACTAACTCCAACGAGCTGACCACTCCGGCTGACCTGAATGAGACTTCTCTGGAAGCTGCTGTAATTCAGATTTCCCAGTGGGTTGATGAGCGTGGACTCCTGATTGCGGCTAAACCCCGTAAGCTGGTAATCCCACCTGCTCTGCAGTTCGTGGCTACTCGCCTGATGGAGTCTGAAGGCCGTGTGAACACTGCGGATAACGACATCAACGCTCTGCGTTCTATGGGATCAATTCCGGAAGGGTTTACTGTTAACCACTACCTGACTGACCCCAGTGCATTTTTCTTGCTAACGGACGTACCGAACGGTTTGAAGCACTTCGTTCGTACTCCTATGCAGACTTCAATGGATGCCGATTTCGACACAGGCAATAGTCGTTACAAGGCCCGTGAGCGCTACAGCTTCGGTGTATCTGACCCTCTGGGTATTTTTGGTTCACCGGGCGCTGCCTAAGCAGCATAAAACCTA